AGCATACAACTCAGATAAACACTTGTTTGTCTATGGTTGTGCTGGAACTGGTAAAACTTTCTGTGCTCTATATTTGGCACTTAAAGATGTTATGAGTGAGATTACCCCATATCAAAAGATTGTTATTGTTAGATCTCTAGTTGCTACAAGAGAGATTGGATTTCTTCCTGGAGATCATGATGATAAGTCTGCTCTCTACCAGATTCCATATAAGAACATGGTTAAGTACATGTTTGAGATGCCAGATGATGCATCTTTTGAAATGCTCTATGGTAACCTGAAGTCTCAGGAAACAATTACTTTTTGGAGTACATCATTCATCAGAGGAACAACCTTAGATAACTCAATTATTATTGTTGATGAATGTCAAAACTTGAACTTTCATGAACTTGATAGTATAATTACAAGGGTTGGTGACAATTCAAGAATTATGTTCTGTGGTGATGCCACACAATCAGACCTTACAAAAAACAATGAAAGAAATGGAATCCTAGATTTCATGAAGATCATTAATAGAATGCCTGAATTTAATACTATTGAATTTGGCGTTGATGATATTGTAAGATCTGGTCTTGTTAAGTCCTACATTGTAAACAAAATAGCAGCTGGTTTTTAATGTTTAATCATGTTGATATTAGTCTCCCTCAATTAGAAAGGGAGACAATTGATGGTGTTAGATACTATAAAATCCCTGATGGGGATGAACTTCTAAAGTTTGTCTCCATCACTTCTGTTACTAGTCACCACAACAGACACATCTTTGAGAAGTGGAGACGTAAGGTAGGAGAAGCAGAAGCAAATAGAGTTAACAAGCAAGCAACTAGACGTGGTACTGACATGCACACTTTGTGTGAACAGTACCTCAAAAATCTAGATTGTAATAGTGATGTCAATCCTATGTCTGAAATGTTATTTCAAATCATAGGAAAAGAATTAGATAAGATAAATAATATCTATGCACTTGAGTCTTCATTATACAGTAAGCAGTTAGGTATAGCAGGAACAGTTGACTGTATTGCTGAATATAATGGTGAACTAGCAGTTATAGATTTTAAAACTTCAAAGAAAGAAAAACCAAGGGAATGGATTGAACATTACTTTGTTCAAGCAGCAGCATATGCCTGCATGTTCTATGAACTGACTGATATTCCTGTTAAAAAACTTGTCATCCTTATGGCATGTGAAGATGGTGATTGTGTTGTATATGAAGAGTATGATAAAATGAAATACATTAAACTTCTCTCACAATATGTTAAAGATTTTATAGAGTTTAAACTAAAGGAATATGGAAAGTAAATTAAAGTCTGCATTAGAATCAAAGTTTTTATGCCAAGCAAAGTTTTCTCAAATCATTGAGGAACTTGTCAAGGTCAACAAAGACATGAACTACATTGATGCAATTATTCATTATTGCGATCAGAACAATATTGAAGTAGACTCTGTTGGTAAGTTGGTCAGCAAACCACTTAAAGAAAAACTTAAGTGTGATGCTATCAATCCTAATTTTTTAAAGAGAACATCTAGAGCAAAACTTTTACTATGACACCTTTTGATGCTTACAAGCAATACCTTGCATTAAAGAATCATTTTAGTAAAGACAAATATGATTATCACAAATATGCAGGTAAGTCTAGAGCATCAGTAGAGTCATTCAATAAAAGGAAAGACAAGTATTGGTTTGAAAAACTTAGCAGGCAAAAGAGCGATGAGGAGATTAAAAACTTCTACATCGCTAATTTTGTAGAAGCAGATGATCCAAACAGTTTGTGGATTGGTAATGTCATTAGGGCAGGGGACATCTATTATAAAGAGTGGACTAAAAGACAACAAAGTTTGCAGTATCTTTTTACCCAAGAGTCTCAAACTTTCTTCTCTGAGTATAATTTAGACCAAGCATTTGATTGCTCTAAGGGTCATCCACCTGTATTAAAAAAGTTCCTGAGCGGGAAGATTTCACCTGAAACACTAGTGATCTATGATCGAATATTCCTGATCAGGAATAATTTTGACAAGAAATTATTGGACCCAATTTGGGAATCTGTGTCTTTAAAAATTAAGAAGTACACACCATTTCTAAATATCGATGTGTTCAGGTATAAGAAAATTTTAAAGGACACAATTATAGGAGATTAATATGTCATTCTTCAATTCAGAAATGGTCCAGAAAGAAATGGATCAAATTGCAGAAATTCAAAGAAGGATTGTTAAAGAGATTGCATCTTTCTTTGACATGGATGTAGATGAGAAATTAGAACATATTAATTTGCTTGATGATCTTCTAGAAAAGCAACAAATTGTTTATACTAGATTGTCTCTTTCTGATGATCCTGATGCACTAAAGATGAAGGAGCAGATGGTAGAGTCAGCAAAGATTCTAGGGTTTGGTCCAAACCCTGATATCTCCATGGTATTCACCTCCATGAGGCAAACAATTGATGGACTCAGAAAGACTGCTCTGAGGGGCAGATAAATACCATTGACAGAGGACTCTGCCCATGGTATGATAGTCCTCTGATCCTAATCAGATCAATCCAATTAATCCGAGGTAATCCAAATGGCATTTGCCGATCTTAAAAAACAATCCAAGCTTGGTTCTCTGACTTCTAAACTGGTTCAAGAAGTAGAGAAGATGAATACTTCAAGTAATTCTGCTGATGATCGTCTGTGGAAACCTGAAGTAGACAAAGCAGGTAATGGATTTGCAGTTATTAGATTCCTTCCTTCACCAGAGGGAGAAGAACTTCCTTGGGCAAAGGTGTACAACCATGCTTTCCAGGGAACTGGTGGTTGGTTTATTGATAACTGCCTCACCACCATTGGACAACAGTGCCCAGTGTGTGAAGCAAACCGTGAACTGTGGAATACTGGTAGCAAAGCAAACCAAGAAATTGTTCGTCAAAGGAAGCGTAAACTTTCTTACTACAGCAACATCTATGTTGTGAGTGACAAGGCACACCCTGAGAATGAAGGTAAGGTGTTCCTGTTCAAGTATGGTAAGAAGATCTTTGATAAGATCTCTGCTGCTATGCAACCTGAGTTTGATGATGAAACTCCCATTGATCCTTTTGACTTCTGGAATGGTGCTAACTTCAAAGTGAAGATCACCAAGAAAGATGGTTACTGGAACTATGACAAGTCTGAGTTTGAATCAACCTCTGTGCTTGGAGACTTTGATGATGATGTTCTAGAAGGAATCTGGAAGAAGTCCTATTCACTCCAAGAGTTTGTAAAACCAGAAACCTTTAAGGCATATGAGCAACTTGATGCTCGTCTGAAAGCAGTTCTGGGTAAGAAGACTGCTCCTAAGCAAGATGAATCATTTGATGATGAGGATGAGGATCGTGGTCCTGTTCCTACGAATGAAGAAGTCCTGCAGGGAAAGTATGGTGGAACTCAAAAACAAAGTCCTTCATCCTCTTCTGATGATGAAGATGATGCTCTGAGTTACTTCCAGAGACTGGCTGAAGAGTGATTATTGTGGGGAGATAATTCTTAGATTATCTCCCTGTTTTGTTGTTCTGTCTATGTACTGAGAGGATAGATCATAACTCATGATGTCCTCAAAATCATCTATGATAGTCTGTAAGAATCTCGGTTTCAGTACATAGAGATTTCTTTTTTCATTGTTCCTTTGAGTTTCATACTCATAAACACTTACAGATTTAACTGGATTAACTGTGTATGACTTTCCTTGAATGAAAGTAGTTTGTTCAGTTGAATTAAATCTTACTGTGGTTGAATCAAATCTAACTTGATTAGAATCAAACCTATATGATACTTGGTTAGTAATTGGGTCTTGTACATCATAATCAAAGTAAGTTACACTAAAGTTAGAGTCTGTAATTTTTCCTGCAGGAACAATCAATTTTCCTCTGCTATCAAATACTGAGGTTGTTTCATAATGATGAACTGATTCTAATTCATCTTCAGTATACTTTGTAGCAATGTAAGTATTAAATTCAGAGTCAGATAGTGGCCATTCTTCTCTGAGATTAATAATATTATTAGAAATTAAAATTACCCAATCATATTGAGAACTACCATAAATTTTATTGGCAACTTGGTCAGGTCTTTCTTCTCCAAT